AGTAAGGGGTTTCCCCTTTAACCCCATTTTTGATTGAAGGGGTTTCACCCCTTTAACCCCATTTTTACCCCTTATTGTTCCACAGATACCCATAGGAGCAGTTCCGCAGGTCGATGGAGCAGGTAATACATACTGGGAAACCGTATATTACATTTCAATTAAGACACCAACAGGGGGAATAACGCAACAGAATATTTGGTTTTATCCTGAAATTACTAACTCTACTCAAACACCTCCAATTCCTGTTCTAGTTAATCTTAAACAATTGTATGACAACCCATATTTTTACATCAGTAGCGTGTCGTGGTGGTTATATTTAGTTAATAGAGCATTGACAACCGCATACACAAACTTCTTTCTAGCAAATCCAAATCCACCAGTGTCGCCAGTATCGCCGTATATTTTATACAACTATAACGGCACTTTTAACATTGTAGCAAACGCACAGTTCCTTAACGCACAAGCAGGTGGCGGTAATGTAGCAGGTATTCAAATGTGGTTTAATTCGCCACTATACACTTTATTTCAGTTTCCAGCACAATATAGTTATGAGGCACTAAATCCTCCATTCACGTCAGCATCACGTCTTAATTATTTGATGTTGTTTAATGACCCTAGTCAAACCGTAGCAGGGGGGTTGTATTATAGCAAGACTGAAATACCAAGCCTTCAATTTTGGTCGCCATTAAGCAGTATTGTTTTTGCGTCACAGGCAATTCCAATAGAACCAACGAACATGTTTCCTACTATTATTTTTGGTGCAAATAGTACTACGGATAAAAGCGGTATAAATAATAATATAGCAACGGCAAATGTGATTAGTGATTTTGAGGTTAATCTCGTACAAGGGTGGGAAACAAGAACAATAAATTATTATTCACCCGCTGGTGAGTATAGATTAATAGATATAATGGGGTGTCGACCATTAAGTGAGATTAATATTGTGTGCTACTGGAAAGACAAGATACAAGGTGGTTTTCACCCTGTGTTCCTCCACAGCGGAGGGGGGGCAAGTTTAAAGCTATTGTTTAGAAAGCGTAATTATTATAGTGAGGGACTTTAACCTAAACTTTTAAATGAACTTTTAAAAAAAGTTCAATCAAAAATGGGGTTTAAGGGGTAAAAATGGGGTTAAAGGGGTGAAACCCCTTCAATCAAAAATGGGGTTAAAGGGGGAAACCCCTTACTTTTAGGAAAAGTTTAACCCTTTATTTAAAATATAACTTAAAAATAAAATATAATGATAATCTATAAATGTCTTCGGCAATTAGTACATTTCAAAGTCTTGACCCTCGCCTCGCAATTAGCGACCAAATCAATTTCGCCGTAGATGTTGGAGCTCAATCTATTAATCAGCAGAGGTTCGCATCACAAACTTTTTCAGCATCGCAAGTAAGTGTTAATTGTCTTATTCCATCTCTTCAAGTCGTAGTAGATAGAAATGTTTTAATCCGCACTACTTTTCAAATAGCAATTACAGGCACAACCGCAGGAGGAGGCAATCGTCTTGTCAGCTATCCGCAAAATCTCGTTCTTGCCCCATTTCCATTCTCGCAGATGGTAAGCGTTCTTACCTGTCAAATTAATAACACCAGCGTGAATAGCAATTATGAGGCAAACCTTGCGTGTATGCTTCGGCAGATGAAACAGAGTGAATTAGCAAAATATAGTGATTTTGCCCCAGTTTGTACTGACTATTACCAGCAACCTACACAAGCAGGTACGCTTTCAGCATTTAATGGTATTGAAACTACGCCTGATTATGATGTAAAATCTCGTGGAAGTTTCAAGATTATTTCAATCACTGGTGACACTAACGCAGGTGGAGAGCAAAAGACTGTAATCCTTACGTGTCAAACCACTGAACCTATCTTCTGTTCTCCATTTCAATATGGTGATGCCCTTGTTGAGAGTGAGGCGGGGTTGAGTGGTATTTCTTCAATCAATTTCAATTTTAATCTTGGTGCGTCGTTGGTCGGTCGTGCTATTACATGGACACCAGTGACGGCAGGAGATACGCTCCAATCGGTTGTTCTTCAAGGATTTACAGAGGTGGAGGTTTTGATGACCTTTTTGAGTGCAAAACCATCTCAATTGTTGCCCATGAGTTGTGTTACACCATATTATGAATTACCGAACTATAAGACGATAAAATCTCCAAACGCTAATGCTGGTGCATCATTTCAAATGCAATCGTCAATTGTAAGCCCGAATTGTATTCCTGATGCCGTTTATATTTTCGTCCGTAATGCTAATCTTACTGCTATTCAGGGAGCGGTACAAAATGATTTTACCTATCCCATCACGAATGTAGGCATCACATGGAACACTCAATCGGGTCTGCTTCAATCAGCAACGCCACAGCAACTATATATTATGAGTAAGAGAGCGGGATTGAAGACAGACTGGCTACAATTTTCAGGTTCAGCACAAAGTGCTACTGGTGCTCTTAACTCTGCCCCCTCCATATCAACATCAGGTTCAATTGTTTGTTTAAAGTTCAACGAACACGTTCCAATAATTGAAACGTACTTTTCTGCATCCAGTCTTGGGCTGTGGAGCTGGTCTTGCGTAGTGGATTGCGTCAATAACACGGCGGTTCAAACTCCTCCTCTTGAATTAGTCACTATCTTTTTTCAGTCGGGTCTATTTCAATCTACATCGGGTTCTTCAAGTCAGTACGTGGGGGTTTTATCGAAGGAAGCCGTGCTGAAATGCTCCCAAGAAGCGTATATTACACACAATGACGCAAAGCGTCTTATCGGTGGAGCGGATAAGTTTTTGGCGGGTGTTATGAAGGGTTCTCCTGCTAAAATGAAGGCGTTGTTAAAGCACGGAATGGGCGAGGAAGGCGGAATGTCTGCTGGTGCTATGTCTGCTGGTGCTGTGTCTGCTGGTGCTAGGGGTGGAATGAGTGGCGGAGAAGATGGTGGTCGTCGTCGTGTTCCACGAACACATTAAATCTCTGTTTCATTATTTAATTTAGGTATTTCAATTATTGAGGTAATTGTAGGTTCATTATTTATAACTGGGGTATTAGGTTGTGAAGAACCTCTAAAATCACATTCAATACATTTTTCTTTGCTCCAGCATTCACTTTTTTTTACATGTTTTGCGAGATATACTGCTATACCCAGTGAGGTTGTTATTAAAAGTCCTATAACAGTTCCGTCCGCCATTCTATATATGTATATATAATATATATTTACATTACGATTTAGAAATAATATATTATATGAATGTATAATATGTTTAATACTCCATATAACCAAAGAGTACGGCAAGGGTGTTTATCTATGGATAGACGAAAAGTTGATAATATGACGGGCATTGAGAGCGGAGATACATTTGAAGGGCTTTTAAAAGGTTCAAGTTATGGAGGCGATAAAATGATGGGAGGACGGCGAAATAAACATAAAAATACACGAGAAGAAGAGTATGATGAGGTGGCGAAGACGGATATATTACCGCAAAATACGAACCTACCGAGAGGAAACTCCACATCTACGCTGAATAGCAAATTGTATTTGCCTATTAAGCGTAGCGGTGCTTTTCAAACTCCTGCTACTGTTTTACAGTTCTATCACAACGGAGGTATTCAGGGTCAAGGAATTGGAGAAAAGGATTTAGAGAAAGATATTAAAAAGTTTGAAGAAAAAGATATAGAAAAAGTTGAAGGGGGTGCTGTATCGGGAGGTAGAAATGTAATTGAAGATTTGCCTGACCGTATGAGTGAGTTGTTTGGTTATGGTGTGCCTAGTATGAAGAGATTACTTGGAAAACTAAAAAAGAAGTTGAAGGGAGGGGCATGGCATCACAGTTTATTGAGCGGTTTAAAATTGTTCCAAAAACACCTACCAGCAATAATAGAACATGCTCCAACCGTAATTGATGGGGTTCAAAAAGTAAGGAGCTTTTTTGGCGGTAAGAGAGCAAAGGTTCTTAAAAAGGAAGCAACGGACAAATTGGTTGATATGGGGTGCGGTGAATACGAAGCATCGGGGTCATTTCATAAAATGTTAGGCGGATTGATGCCGTCAGTCGATACACCATCAAAGACCGATTTTTTGCTTGATAAGAAAGAAGGGGGTGATTGGTTCGGTGATTTGTTTCCAGTTTTTGGTGCTAGGGGTGCTGGTAAGGATAAAGACGGCGGTTCTATACTCGGTGATTATAATGGTGGGTGGAGTGATTTTAAACGGGAGAT